TAAGTGAGCGTAGTAAATAGAAATGGCTCTTGATATGACCACAGCCTTAACGATTAAGGCAAACGTAAAGGGGGAAGAACAATTAAGAGGATTGCAGAAAGGTTTAAATCAGTTATCAGGTCAATCAAAGAAAACAGCGGGCGCAATGGATCGCCTAAAGAATGCTTCTAAAGGTGCGCTAGGTGCATTAAGAACGCTTTTACCTGTTTTAGGTGTGGCGGCTTTTGCAAAGATGGGCAATGACGTATTACAGCTAGGCGACCAATTAGAAAAAATGTCGCGTTCTACGGGGCTTACTGTTCCTTTATTAGACAAGTTAAGACAATCGGCGGCATTAGCAGGAACAGATTTTAAGGCATTACAAAGAGCGTTCCCAACTCTTGCTAAAAATATGCAAGATGCAAGCGACGGGATCGGAACAGCTAAAGAGGCTTTTGATCGTTTGGGATTCTCTGTTACTGATAATCAAGGAAATTTAAAAGATCTAGATACAGCATTTTTAGAATTAACAGACAAATTTGCAGGGATGGAAGATGGAACAATGAAGGCGGCGAACGCTGCTGAAATCTTTGGTACTGGATTAGGTAGAAAATTAATACCTTTGTTAAATCAAGGATCAGAAGCAATCAACGGATTAGAAACAGGCTTTACACAGTTAAGCGCGGAAAGAATGGCGGCGTTTAATGATTCAATGGCGCAGCTAGGGGAGAAATTTAGGATTGTTGCAATACAAGTTATGGAGGCCTTATTGCCAGCTCTTCAGACTTTGGTGCATTTATTAGATGGGTTAGCAAAAATCTTTAATGCAATACCCGGACCGATAAAACAATTAGCGCTTACTTTTGGATTTTTAACGCTTGCGGTTAAAGCTTTAGGGGCAGCAGCCGTTTTAACTCAAGCATCAATAAAAGGTATAGCGGCTTTAAAACTTGGCGCCCTTTTAGGCGGTTGGGTTGGTTCAATGGGTCCAGTTGTTGCTGCTTTTGCTGGAATCGTCGCAAAAATCAAGGCGGTTGGTTTAATTGTCGCGGCTGTATTTACTGGACCTGCTGCCCCGTTTATTTTGGCAGGCGCGGCGGTTGTTGGTTTGATTGCGGCCTTTGTTAAATTTAAATTCTTAAGAGAAATTTTCGTCGATCTTGGTAAACAGATTGCACAACTAGCAACAAATATAGGAAAAGGATTTGCTGATTTATTTAAAAATATTGTTAAAGCTGGGGGCAGTTTCATTCAAGCTTTTGGGGCAAGGTGGAAAAAAGTAAAAGATATAATGATTGCTCCATTTAAAGCAGCTATTGAATTTATCCCGACTCAAATCAGGAAAATGATTAATTCAGTAACTAAAGCTATTCAAGGCTGGTGGAATAAAATCATGCGGATTATCAGAAGAGGTCGAAAAGCTGCAAGTAGTAGTAGCTCAAGTTCTAGCGGCGGTAGTGTTCAAGGTTATGCAGAGGGTGGATATGTAAGCGGTCCTACTCTTGCCGTAGTGGGAGAAGGAAAAGCAGGCGGTGAATACATTGTTCCTAGTCACAAGATGGGCGGTTTTATTAATAACTATCTTTCAGGAATGAGAGGCGGGGCAGCTATTCCACGTTTTGCGGAGGGTGGTTTTGTTTCTGGAGGTAGCCCCAATATCAACATCAAGACAGGTCCAGTAATGCAAATGAGCAACGGGCAGCAATATGTGACGGTTAATGATCTTCAATCTGCTTTAACTAGTTTCTCTGCTTCTGTCTTTAGTAATTCAAGGACAGCGGGCGGTCGTCGTTTTCAGGGGATTAGCTAATGAGCAACAGAGGTCAGGCGCAGTATTTAAGGATCTACAGCGGGGGAACCGATAAGCAACTTTGGCAGTCTTATTATGTCAATTCAACAATTAGTCTCAGCTCTAAGAGTTGGTCTTATTTCCCGTTTACAGCAGACGGGTTGATGTCATCAAGTGCAAGCGGAGGTAATACAGTTTCTTTAACTTGTCCAGCTACGACAACGGCGATTAATTCATTAACTGAAGCTTTAAATAATCAATACTTATGCGAATTAAAAGTTTATGAATTTGATTCAAGATTAAGCAATGTCGCGCCTAATTCTAATCAATCTTTGATTGTTAATTTCTTAGGAGTGATAATAAGTATCGGGGGAAGCTTTGAAACGTTAAATATCAATCTAGGTTCGAGTATTAGCCCTGTGGGAGCCTCATCCCCTCCGAGGTCATTTACCACTGACTTAATAGGTAATCCAATAAGACTATGAACATACAAGTATCTGACCCTCTTTCATTGTTGCCTTATCAATCAGGCTTAACAGGTGACGAATTAAAAGAAGAGGCAGCCAAGGGGAATACATCATTAGATGTTAGGCAAAGAGCTATTGAAATTGGTGAACCTGTCCCTATTGTTTTTGCTCGTCGTGTCACTGTTGGTAGTGATCAGATAGGGGGGGTATTTGTAGCACCGGGTGCAACTTCTGGAAGGTTTGTTAATGACTCAACTACAAATGCTTTAACCGTTAATTTACAATTAATTCTTAGTCAAGGAGAGATAGGAGATATAAAAGAAAATCAACTTTATCAATGGGCTTGCAGGGTTGGGACGTGGAAAAGAGCGTATAACCAAAGGGCCTCTAATTGGCAGCCGGGCACTACAATTACCAATGTTGCAAATAAAACGACGTGGGACAATATCCCATCGTATCCGGGTACTGATGCAGTATTTACTGACCTAACGGCTTTAAGCTACACAAACACTTTTGCTGATGGTGATAGAACATGGGATAGACAAGTTTATGTCTTTGTTGAGAATGGTTTAAAGGTAACAAGAATATTAGATAGCACTCTTGGTTCAAGTAATAACTTTATTGATTTAGCTATTTATTTAATCAAAGAATCGAAGCGGCTTCCTGATGACATGATCGACACCGTGTCCATGACAGCCGCAGCTAATTTCTTAAATACAAATAACTTTTTATGTAATGGTGTTGTCTCAAAGTCTCAGAACTTAGAAGATTTTTTAATCCAAACAGGTAATCAGTTTTTACTTCGTTTATCTGAAAAAGATGGAAAAAAATGCTTTAAGCCTCGGCTTCCTGTCAATACTGATCATAGTATTAATTCAACTAATGCTATTGTTCCGACTTTTGGATTTACAGAGGACCATATCTTAGATGGGAGCTTCGAGATTGAATATATCCCGATCACTGAACGGCAAGATGCAAAAGCCTTAGTGATGTGGAAGCAACAAAACGATAACGACTTACCAATTGTTAGGACATCAGAAGTACAACAAAGCGGAGTAAGTAATCCCGTTATTATTCAATATGATTTATCGCAATGGTGTTGTAGTGAATCTCACGCGATTAAATACGGTGCATATCAAATAGCTAGAAGAAAATACATTACCCATACTCTTAGGATTTCAGTAAGACCATCAACTTTTAATAGCACCCTTGCATTAGGCGATATTGTCAGAGTCAGGCTAAGACGTGAAACGAATGCTGGAACAATTGACCATCATGATTATTTATACGAGCTGGAGAGGTTGACTAAATCGACAACGGGGGTGATTGAATTAGACCTTGTACATTTCCCAGTCGATGCAAATAAAAAGTCTATTGTTGCTCAGGCGGTGGTAGCAGCTACAGCGGTCGGAACAGTTATATCAACATCAAGAACAGATATTACTTGTCATACAAATACAGGCACAGGGAATATTCCTGACGACGGTGTGACTTGGCCTTCTCTTGGAAATACAAATTTCAATTTAGGCAGTTTTACAGAAGGTTT